ATGCAAACAAGATATCCTAATCTAAATTAGTAGTTCTTTATATTTATAATAAAGGAACTATTATATGAGTACAGAATTCGAACTTTTTAAGGGGACTAATTTTTCTGATTTGATGAAGGATATCTATCATAATTCAAAAAAGAAATCTAGGCAGATTGATACTTTAATTAAAAGCTTAGAGCCAATGATTAAAAATACAGGCGACGCAACTGTCATAGTTCCTATGATCAAAGACTATTTAGAAGTTTCTGTTAAGAATGATGATGCGTTAGTTAAATTAGCAGCTGTTTGTCAACGATTAGTATCTGCATCTGGAAAGGATGATGAAGGTAATGAATATGGATTGACAGATGAAGAAAGAGCACGTTTATTAGAAGAGGCTGAAGCAGAAATAGAAAAGTTAAAACCAGAAACAGAGGCAACAAATGGCATCACCGTTGACAGAGATAGGTCAGGTAATAGAGACACATTTACCGACCCAATTCAAAAAGACTAAAGATCTTCAAGGTAACGAGTTACCACCGGGGACTATTCGTGTACGATTCCTTAATGAAGAAGTATATGCCTATCCATCCGACCCGAATAAAATGCCTATTCCGGTATATGGTGAACAAGTATTATGTGTTAGTGCGCCAATGGGTACATCCGATGTACGTAATCAATATCAGTGGTATTATACTCAAGTACTTAATTCACATGGCAATGTTAACAATTCTATATTACCTTTTTTACAAGATGGGACTGTAGAAGGCCAGTCAATAGCAAATGATCCTATAGCAGTTGTTGGGAAAGGAAAACGTCCAGAACAAATTAGTTTTACAGAAAAGGATATTGTTTTCATTCAACCATTCCAGGGAGATATGAATTATCTCGATCGATTTGGTAGCATATTGCGATTTTCGTCGACACATAAAAAAGATTTGGATAAATATCTAGAAGCGCCTTTTTGGAAGGGTGATAAAGCCGGCGACCCATTTGTTTCTATCACATGTGGTGTTAAACAAGCAACAGCTGGTAACAGTTTAGATAAATATTATGCTATAGAAGACCCTAAAAAAGATTCATCATTTATATATTTAACATCTACACAATATTTTGATACAATAAAATTTTCTCAAAAGAATGTTGGAAAACGAGTAAAGTCATTAAATAATTATAAAAATGGTCAAGTAATAATTGGGTCTGATCGATTAGTATTTGATGCACGCAAAGATGAGTTGTTATTAATATCTAAAAAAGATGTTAAAATTGCTACACCATCATGGCAAACAGATATGAATGAATTTTTTACTCAAATAGAAGCATTTATTAATATATGTGTTGAACAAGCACAAGGAGCTAAACCATATGCTACCCCAACAGGTCCAACAGGGCCAAGTTCAGCACTGCCACAACTGCAAAAAATACAGGCAGCATTAAAACAAATGAAACAATAGGAATTATATGGAAAATACATCATTACAAGGAACTGGTTTGGTAAGAAAGACTTTATTTAACGATATCAAACGAGCATTTTTAGCACAAAAACATAATACAGGTGATCAGGATGCTGCAATTGATAAGATTGCAAATGATTTATCAATAGCAATTGATAAGTATATTAAGTCCGGACTTGTTGTAACAGATCCTGGTCAATTAGTAACTACGGTAGTAGGGACTGCAGTAACAACTACAGGTACTGCTATTAGTCAAGCGGGTAGAGGTGTTGGTGCTGGTGCTGGTGCAACTAGTGCTACTGGAACAGGCCGTGTTATATAATCAATAGTTGGCCGTATCAATATTTATTAAAAAGGAATTACTATGAAAACACAAGGATTCGTAAAGTTATTACGTAAGGTAATTAGGGAAGAAGTTCGTAACGTTATTGTTAAAGAACTAAGGCCTATCTTAAATGAAGCGAATATTAAAAAACATGATATTAATCTTCAAGAGGTGGCAGATATCCCCTTACAACCAAAACAACCGGTTATGAAAAAGCAGTTTACAAAAAACACTGCATTAAATGATATATTAAATGAAACAGCCGCAACACCACCGGCGGAATGGAATTCAGTGAATTTTAGATCCGACATGGCTGAGGCATTTGGTATGCAAAGTTCTAATACTCCATTGGCGACAAAGGGAATTAATGGAGAAAGGGTTGATATGAATAATGAAGCAGTTGTATCTACAGTAAATGCAATGACAAAGGATTATTCAGCATTAATGAAAGCAATAGATAAGAAAAAGGGAATGTGATAAATGGCTCGTCCAATATACCAATATAAACCAATTGAAAATAATGATACTGCATTAGGCATATTATTTCCATTTAACAAAGATGCTAAAGGGAAATCACCTAAGGATGTATATTCTGCAGCAGCATCGTCGGGTAAAGGTGTATTTGAATCTTCTTATACAACACAAGAAGCTGTTATATCAAATCTTAAAAATCTTATTCTAACTTCGAAAGGCGAACGATATATGCAACCAAATTTTGGAACAAGTATACAAAATATACTGTTTGAAAATAATACAGCAGATATGAGAAGTGAATTACGAGAAACGATTGAAGAAGATATACAATATTGGTTGCCGTATGTTAAATTGAAAGATGTTGGAATAGTATCTTCTGCAGATATGCATGCAATAATAATTAAACTTAGTTTTAGAATTGATACTATAGGAGCAAATGTTGCTATTAATATTTTAGCTAACGAAAATGCACTTCAAATAGAGTCCGTAGAAGAAGGTGAAGAAATACAACAGGTTGGTACATTTGGAAATGGTGTAGAATTTAACACAGGCCGTATAGGGTCTTATTAAGAAATAAAGAAAGGTTAACTTATGGGAGACTTAGTTAAAAAAGACGTAAAATACTTAAATAAAGACTTTGCTCAGTTTAGACAAAATTTAATAAACTTTGCAAAAAATTATTTTCCAGATACATATCAAGATTTTAACGAATCATCTCCTGGTATGATGTTTATGGAAATGTCTTCGTATGTCGGAGATGTGTTATCATATTATACCGATAATTCTTTTAAAGAATCTTTATTGTCGACAGCAGAAGAATCTTCTAATATATTGATGTTATCACAATTGTTTGGATATAAGCCAAGATTAAATGCACCCGCAACATGTAAAGTAGATTTATTTCATTTAGTGCCAGCGAAAGGTACAGGGGCAAGCGCAGTACCGGATATGTCGTATGCATTAACAGTTGCAAGTGGGTTAGAAGTTTCGACGGATAAAGGTATCGTATTTCATACAGAGGAGTCGGTTGATTTTTCTCAAGACCCAGAAATAACAGTTTATGAAATTGATGGCGGTGGTAATGTTGTGCGATATTTGTTAAAGAAACAGGTTAAGGTAATATCCGGTACAATTAAATCTGTAAGTTTTAGTTTTGACGATCCAAAGCCATATGATAAAATTATATTGCCTGATACAAATATAATCGATATTATAGGGTGTACAGATTCAGCCGGAAATAAGTGGCATGAAACAGATTATCTAGCTCAGGATACAATTTTTGAAGATATTGCAAATATACCTTTTAATGATCCAGAACTATCATCATATAGATCAACAGTTCCATATATATTAAAACTAAGAAAAACTGCTCGAAGATTTGTATCACGTGTGAGAGATGATAATAGGATTGAATTATTATTCGGCTCCGGAGTTTCTTCCGATGCAGATGAAGAAATTATTCCTAATCCTAAGAATGTAGGACATGGGTTAGAATACCTAAGACGTACTACTACATCTAATATTGATCCTACAAACTTTTTATATACTAGTACATATGGAATAGCCCCATCTAATACAGCATTAACTATTCGATATTCATATGGAGGTAAGATGGAAGAAAATGTAGGTGTTAGCTCAATTGTAAATATTAATTCTGTATCATATCTTAATGAAACTGGTTTAGTAGATTTGACTGCTACCAAATCGTCATTAGCAGTTATAAATAGTGAGCCGGCAGTAGGTGCTCGAGCTAGACAAGACTTAGATTCTATAAGACAAAATGCTATGGCAGCGTTTGCGGCACAAAATAGAGCAATTACAAGAGAAGATTATATATCTAGAGTATATTCTATGCCGGCAAGATATGGTACAATTGCTAAAGCATATGTAGTAGGGGATACGCAAATAAATACTGCAGATAAAACATATCCTGCAGAAACCATATCAAATCCATATGCGTTAAACTTATATATTTTAGCACAAGATGCTGATAATAGGTTTACAGATGCTAATCAAGCTTTGTTAGAAAATTTAAGAACATATCTGTCACAATATAGGATGTTAACTGACGCACTTAATATTAAGTCAGCATTTATCATTAACTTAGGTATCAATTTTGAAGTTATTCCTAAGCCAAATATAAATTCGAATGAGGTTGTTCTACAATGCATTGCTCGACTAAAAGTATTGTTGAACAATGATAGAATGCAAATTAACGGACCATTAAATATTTCTTCTATTGTTTCAGAATTGGATAGTATAGATGGTGTACAAAGTATTCCACTTTTTGAGTTTACAAATCTTCATTCTACCAGTAAAGGTTATTCCGGAAATCAATATGATATTAATAGAGCAATAAAAAATAATATTTTATATCCATCATTAGACCCTAGTATATTTGAAATAAAATATCCTAATGCAGATATAAAAGGTAAAGTGGTTAAGCCATAGGGATAAATTATGAACAGAATATATTACGCAGAAAGAGATACGATAATATACGAACAATATCCAGATCGTAATACTGGTATTGATGAAATATTAGAACTCGAAAAAATTACTTCCGGATCTATAAATAGTAAAACTGGCTTTATAGATGCTAATACATATAATAGTAGAATATTAATCGACTTTGGTTCGGAGATAACGGCACTATCACAATCGATGACAAATGGAGATATTCCATCAATTAGTAATAGTAATATAACATCGGCATCTATATTTTTAAATCTACATGCTTCCGATGCTACAGATTTATTACGATCATATACAATTAAAGCATATCCTATATCCGAATCTTGGGATAATGGTAGAGGTTATATGTCTGATGATCCTCCAACAAAGGTAGGATCGTCTTGGTATAATAGATCGGGCGATGCAGTAGCACAGAGTGTTGTAACATGGGATACTGCTAATGCACATAGTAAGAATACATCGGCAGGAACAAGTAACAGTTCAGGGGGTGGGACATGGATAACAGGGTCGGGATATGAAGCATCTCAATCATTTGAAAATGAATCTCCGGATATTAGAATCAACGTAACTGATATAGTGAAGCAGTGGGTGGATAGTAATATTGCTAACAATGGATTCATTATTAAAAGACCTTATTCAGATGAAATAAGTGGTGAGTTAGGCGGTTCGATAAAGTTCTTTGGAAGAGAGTCTCATACAATATTTGTTCCTAGATTAGAAGTATGTTGGGATGATCAAAGTATAACATCAACTACAGGAATAACTTCTAATACATATGTTCCGTATTTTAAAAATATAAAACCAGAATATAGGACTTCAGAGATAGCAAGATTTAGATTAGGCGTTCGTCCGGAGTTTCCTTCCAAATCATATGCAACATCATCATTTTATATAACAGAAGATATCCTACCTGTATCGAGTTCATATGAAATTATTGATTCTGTAACAAATGATGTTATAGTGCAAGATGAAAAAATATTTAGCAATTCAACAACTAAGATTAGTAATGATAATGATGGCAACTTCTTTGATTTAAGAATGGATAGTTTTATGCCAGAAAGATATTATAAAATAAAGTTAACATGTAGAAGATCATATGATACACAA